ACATGTCACATGACATGTTTAAGCACATTGTTGCACTTAACACCTACACAGAACCGTTCTTGAGTATGCGTGTTAATGACCAAAGAGCAATTATTGAGCAATTGCTAGGCATTACTATCCTGTCTGAGAAGGCAGAATCTCTTAAAGAACAAACTCGCATAACCAAAGATGCTATTACTGAAGAAACATTAAAAATTAATGCAATTCAAACAGCAAATAGTAAAATTCAAACTACTATTGAAAGTTTACAAAGCACCCAACGTGCATGGCGTGCTAAAAAGGAGCAAGACTGTGCTAAATTGCAGCACGGTATTACAGAGTTAGAGCATTTAGACATTGATACAGAGCTTGAATCGCATGAGAAATTATCAAACTGGACGCAACATAACAATGCAATTTTGGCTCTTAAAAAAGAATTAAGTACACTTGAGCCAGCACTATTACGTGCTACTAAATCTGTTGAAAAGGCTGAAAAAGATATCGCAAATCTTGAAGATGCAACTTGTTATACATGCGGACAAGAGCTTCACGCAGATAAGAAAGAAGAAATTTCTTTGCGAAAAAACAAAGAGCTTGAAGATGCAATGTCGTATCAAGAAGAAATTACTTTAAAAGTAAAAGATGTTATGCAAGCACTTGACGAGATTGGTGACATCAACGGAAAGCCTAATACATTTTATGAAACTGCTAAAGAAGCATACGAGCATCGTAAGAACGTTGATAGTTTAAAACAGGCGTTTGATACAAAACAAAATGAAACTGATCCTTATCAAGCACAGATTGATGAACTAACTGAAACTGCAATGCAAGAAATTGATTGGACTCCTGTAAATGATCTTACAAGTTATAAAGAACATCAAGAGTTCTTGCTCAAGTTGTTAACAAACAAAGATAGTTTTATTCGTAAGAAGATTATTGATCAAAACTTAGCGTACTTGAACAATAGACTTACATATTATCTTGACAAGTTAGGTTTGCCGCATCAAGTTGTGTTTCAAAATGATTTGAATGTTGAAATTACACAACTAGGACAAGACTTAGACTTTGATAATTTGTCACGTGGCGAGCGTAACAGACTTATCTTAGGTATGAGCTTTGCATTCCGTGATGTTTGGGAAAGCCTGTATCAAAAGATTAACTTGTTGTTTATCGACGAGTTGATTGACAGTGGTATGGACACAGCAGGTGTTGAAAATTCACTAAGCGTTCTTAAGAAAATGGGACGTGAAGGCGATAAAAATGTTTTCCTTATCTCACACAAAGACGAACTTATCGGAAGAGTTAGTTATGTAATGCGTGTTGTTAAAGAAAACGGATTTACAAGTTACGAAAACGATATTGAAGTTGTAGAATGATAGATGACGATACTCATGATAAGTTAACTAAGGCTTATATGGAATATTTTAAGGCTAACGAGGCTTACGAGTCTCGTAAGTCGCATCGTACACACTTATCAAGCAGGCGATGGTTAAGAAAAATACGCGAGCTTGCTAAAGAACGTATGGAAGAAATTCACGAAGACTACCAAGCCAAGAAAGAGGCAGAAAAAGATTAGGCACAATAAGTATACTCATGCAGTGGACTTATCAAGGAAAAACAATAGACACAATACCAGACGAGTATGAAGGCTTTGTTTATCTTATCACAAATACCACTACAGGCCAAAAATACATAGGCAAAAAACTAGCAAAGTTTAAAACTACTAAGCCACCCCTAAAAGGCAAGAAAAATAAAAGACGCGGCTACAAAGAAAGTGACTGGAGAGATTATTATGGATCCAGTGATAGATTAAATGCAGACGTAGCAGCACTAGGCGAAGATAAGTTTACAAGAGAAATATTATACCTATGTAAAGGTAGAGGCGAAATGTCCTACATAGAGGCAAGAGAACAGTTTGATCGTAGAGTACTCGAAACAGATGAATACTATAATGGTATTATTAATGTTAGAGTCGGCGGATCAGACAAACTCAAACAGGCATTGCTAGAACATCACATCCAGGCAAAACAATCCAACACTTAAGGTTGGCGGGCCAGTTCATAAACACCGCTGTGGAAAAGGCTAGGGTGATACCTGCACACGTAACATACTGATCGACTACCCAGAGGTAGGAAGCCATCAAACAAATTGGGCTCACTGGTTGGTATAGATAGATTGTTGGCTGTCGAAAAACTGCACATTACACATAAAAACTCCTTAGCAACAGGAACGAAGCGGGAGGTAGTAGTAATATGTATTCTGTATACTAACATTAATTTGTTAGCTTACAAAAACATATTATTATGATGTCGACGTAGGTTGGGAAAGGTCAGAGCCCATTGTGTAGCAGTATAATAAACACCTACTTCCAATGTCTCGGCTGCAAGCATGACTCACATGAAGCATTTTTTCGAAGACGACGGGGCCGTAACAGGTTCCGTCTGACTGAAACGATCTACATGAAACTTAAACATTATTACTTCGTAATAATGACTTTCATATAATATCATCTAATAATTAAATACGAAGTAAACAGTTTGAGCGTAAGCGAAAACTTGTTTCGTGCAACGAAACACATAAATACAAATAACAATTATTAGGATTAGTAGACAAATGCAGATTAACGAACTATTACAACCATCAAAAAAATCTATTACAGAAGAAAAACAACTTAGTGAAATACGATCTAAAGTTACTTCATCTATTATGACTGAAGTAAAAAGATTAAATGCCGAGTTGAGTTTACTTGAGGATCTAGATGTAAGACAAGTAGATGGTGGTGATTGGGTAGTTTGGGATACTGAATCTGATAAGCCTGCTGGTGCAACTAGATTTACAAATCCTGGTGATGCCGAAGAAGCTAGAGATGGTATGCGTAGATCTCGTACTCCGGCAGCTGGTGCTGATAATGACAGACCTCGCGATAGTGATGCACCTTCATCTAATACAAGACGTATGGCTCCTCGATATCGTGCAGCATTTACTCGATATGCAAGAGTTAATCAAGTACTCAGCTTTAGAAAACGCTTAACATCTAGTTGGACTTATATGCTAGCTGGTGCAATGGGTGTTACTGTCGATCATACAGGATTACTTTCCGATTACCAAGGCGGTGAAGATAAACCAGAAGGTGATGCTACTTCTCTTGAAGAAACACTTGATGCAGCATGGCAATATGCACAAGCTGGATTCTTATACAATCCAGACGGTCTTACTCAAGAGCAGATGGTTGAACGTATGAATGCAATGTCTTCAGCAGAATTAAATGAACACATTGCTCAGAATCATAAAATGTATGAAGCATATCAATTAAGAGCATATGGTGTTGTTGTAGCAGCGTATGTGCCGGCAATTTTACGTACAATTTTAGTTGCTGGACCAGGTGCTGCACGTGGTGCATATACAGGTATAAAAAATATTGGTAAATTTATAAGAGCATTGCGTTCAATACGAGCTGCTACTACAGTGTTAGTAGCAGGTGTTGGCGCAGTGTTTGGCGCCGGTGTTGGCGGTATTGTTACAGGTTTAATAAGTTTTGCCTTAGGAACTGCTGCTATATGGCTAGTTGAAATTGTTTTAACACGTTCAGGCTTAGGACCATCAATTATTCAATATATTGTTAATGCAACATTTGAATGGGATATGGAGCAAGCTGCTGCCGATTCTGTTCACGGATATGGAGTTGGAGATCTATTAGAATGGGCTGCAATGGGTGGAGATTGGGTAGGTAGAGCAACAGCTAATCTTATTTCTGATGTTCCAGGCACAACTGAATTGCGACGTAATTTACAAGATGTTCGTTCAGAACTGCTACACGATCCTAAAGCTCAATCAGAATTAGAAAGAACTGTAGATTACTTCCCTGGACTAGATCAAGATGCTGCGCCAGCGACTAGTGGTAGTAGTAATACAGCGCCATCTACTAATAGAGCGCCAGCAGCCCCAGGCGCTACAGGTGCTACACCAGACATATTTGGTGCATCAAATTAATGGCATTCCTGTTTTTTTAGTAGTTTCGATATTTTCTTCAATTACTTTATTAAGTACTTCAATATCGTCGAGATCAGTATCATATAGCAAGTTATGAGCATCAACACCACCGCGCATGTACCAAGTAATTTTGTATATGCCGTGTTTTATTTGTTTAACTTCTGACTCAAGTTCTTTGGCTAGTTTTAAAATGTCCTCGTCAGAAGTGTAAACTAGCCGTGATCGAAAAAACTTGCGTAATCCAAGTTTGCAGATATTTTATCCTTATGACCACAACTACTACATTCTATATCTGATTTAGGTAATGTAAATTTTTCAGTATTTTCTTTATATGCTTTTTGCAAAGTATTAAAAAATATAGGATCACTATTTTTAATAAAGTCTTGAACAATTATTGGTTGACTTTCGACTTCGCCGTCAGGAGTT